GATACGCGAATTACAAATTAGATAACTGGCTGTCTATTTCGTTACGAACAGGATTACCTTTATCGGTCATTAAGAACCTCACAAACACTTCAATAGTATCTTGACCTACTGGTGTAGGCATAATTAATGTATTGCTGTCATACCAGTACATGCCGTCTACAGACTGCTTAAGAATCTGAAAATCTAAAGCTGTTACTACATCTGCACGCATCTTAACCATTGGGTTATTGAACGACTGCATAAACTTCTCGGGGTTTCCTTTAGCTTGCTGTAGTAATGCTCGTTTAATCTCTAGACTAGATAAGTCTGCTGAGATACCGTACGAAAGAGCTACTGGAATAAGCTCATCAATATCGCTGATTTTAATCTTAGCAATAGCATCATGAAGCAAGAACTCACGCTCTAATTCTTTTTCTGCGTCAGCCTCGTTGTTTATCTCGTTGAAACGCTTACCCCCATTTGCTATATTGTCTGGATGTAGACGAAGATACTCTAACAAGATAGGGTCTGTTTCTGGGACAGACAACAATCCATCACGGAAAACAATCTGTTCTCTGCGTGCTACCTCGCTTTGCTCATCTCTATATACAGAGCGCTCAGCAGGGCAGTAACGAATCTCACGATTGTAACCCTTTTCTTTATCGAAAATAGTAATATTATTCTGTGGTAACTTATACCAAATACCTCCACCTTTGATGATGTTAAAAACAACAGGTTTTGGAGAAGCTGGTTTGCGATTAGCTGTCAGCTTTGTTTGAGACTTAGGGGCCGTAGCTCCTTTTAGTGCTGGTTTTGACGCAGGCTTACGCGTCACTTTCTTTTCTGCCATGATGAAATTTAATTAAAATTATTTATGTCGCAAATATAGCAAACTTTTGTGACATTTTTTTAGAGCAAAAGAAAGGGCCCCGAAGGGCCCAATCTAAAGTCTATATGAGGAAGTTATTACTTCAACAATACGTGACGGTTAGCTGCACGTGTAATCAAGTTACACTCAGAACGGTAGTTGAACTGAGCAGCATCCTCTCCGTTAGTGCGAGCACCAAGGACAGAACCTGTTAACCAGTGCTCCATTTCACGGCTGTAGCCGTTAGCAGCTTTGAAGTTCATTTCCAAAGCAGGAGACTTGTCACCTGTTTTAGCATCAGCAACCATAGCCATAGGAATCATAACACCTTTGAAAGCGCTTCCACCCAATAGGGTTGGGTCGTTCAAAAGCTTCCAGTCGTGCTTGTGGAAAGTGTAACCACCACGTCCGAATGATTTAAATCCTAATTCAACAGCCATATCTTTATCGTTGTTGAACGCACCATAAGCGTTAGCAAGACCACCACCAGTGTAAAGACCAGCGATAGTATCATCAATAGCTAAGTCGATAGCACGGTTAACGTACATAGCGTACTCAGATGCAGCACCTTGCTTGTCCAATTCAACGATGATATCGTCGATAGCGTTCAAGCCGTTAGTAGTCAAGTTAGTTACGAAGTCGCTGTCTACAAGACCACGGTTTGCGATAGCTGCAAAGTAACCCTCACCCGAAGTGATACCACCTAGGTTTGCGTGAGAACCTGCAGTCTCACCCAACAACATCATCATTTCACGCTTGTCGATGAAACGCTTGCGAGTATCACCTTCAGACTTCAAGTACCAACGCTTCTCGCCGTTACCCAAATCAACCCAACCGATGTTAGTTGACTGAGAACCTGTTACTTTGTAAGTCTCTTTCATAATCATGAAAGGGTTAGTGCGCTTTTGAACACCGCTTTCCAAGTAAGCAGAACCTTGGTCTGTTCCTTGCGCGTACAAGTTACCTACGATAGGGTAAGAACCAGCAGCGATACCAGTGTAAACAGCAGCACCACTAGTTACGTCGTAGAAGTTAGTACCGTCAAACCATACACGGTCTTCACCAATCAACAATACGTCGTTAGAACGTAGTGGTTGGTTAGCAGCCAATGTATCAGTACCGCTAAATGTTACTTCAGCGTGAAGACGACCTTCTTCCCAGTAGGTTACTTCGTCTTGTACAGCTTGAGCTTTAGTCGCTCCAACCATTTTAAGGAAACCAGTAATACCTTGGTCACCAAAAGTTTTTACCAACGCAGCACGGTTGTCTGGTTGTCCTAATCCACCGTCTAGCAAGTCTGCTAGAGAGATGTATGAATCTAATGTAGGTGCTTGAAAACTTGCACCCAATCCGCCTGTTAAAGCCATAATAATTTTGTCTTAAAAATGTTAAAGTTTTTTCTAAATTTTAAAACGCATTTTGTCGTCTCCACCACGCAATGCGTCTAGAACTTGTTGGCGTACTTTGTCTTGTGCGGATGCAGCGTCTACCGATGCGCCTTTAGCGTTAGGGGTAGAAGGGTTAACAGTCTGTTTCACAACCTCCGATTGACCGTCTGATATACCTTGAGCATAAATAGCTTTCGCAATGCTGTCAATATTATCTATAATCGCTCGGTGTGCGGACAGCGTGTCAAAATCCCAATTGCCGTTGTCATCAACATAAGGGTCAAAGAACTCGTCCAACTTAGCGTTCTTGGACTTTAGAGTCTGTTTGTAGGAATCATCAAGACCGAATGAAAACGATTTGTCTTTGCCTAGTTCAATTTCTAGTGCTTCAATCGCATCAACGTTCTGACTCATCTCACTAACCCACTCCTCAGTAATAGGGCTTTCAATCTCTTGAGGCTCGCTCATCGCTTCCTGTCTAGCAGGTGCTTTATACGACTCACGAACTGTTTCAAGTTCTTGTCTAGCCTTGTTTGCATCCATCTTTAAGTTAAGTTGCCCCAACTTAATATCGTTCTCAGAGTACTCGTCTTCGTTAATCTTGTAACGAGAGTCTAACAAAAGTTGCGCATCTTCTGTAGACAATTCGGGATTCTCATTAAGAATCTTAGTCTTCATAACAGTCAAGTCATCCATTTCGGATGGGTTAAACGACTGATAAGCAAACCAATCTTCTACAGAGCGTCCAGTCTCTGAGACGAAATCAGCAATTGCCTGCACTGCAGGGTCAAGCTCAGATTTCTGCTCTTTATTTAGTAGCCCCTTTAGGTCGTCAAGATTATCTAGTTCAATACCAAGCGTTTCGCTCACTGTATTTAACACAACATCATAGTCGACTTCTGGAACTTCCGTTTCTTCAAAATCATCAGTAGTCTGTTCAACCACTGGCTCTTCCTCAGAAATAATTTCATCTTCTTGTAAAGAACTTTCAGACTCTTGAGGGGCTTCTTCTGTTACCTCTTCGGTAACTTCTTGAGGCTGTTCCTCTACTACGGGAGTCTCTTCCGTTTTCTCTTCAAATTGCTCTGGGGTATCGGCAAAACTAAAGCCCATTCCGCCTAAAGCGTCTTCTAATTCATTAGCCATAATATTGTATTAAATTGGTATTTAAGCGCAAATATACAAATAAATTTTGATAATTAGTTTTTATTACATACGCGCGCAGGCGCACGCACTATCTCATATACCATGGTATTGTGTGTTGCTTATAAGCAACAACACACAATACACTAAAGACATATATATCACAATAAATAGTATTGATTATTTTTGTAGTTACCTTGTTTTTATTGTTTTTATTGATTATCTTTAAATATAAAACAAATCAAAAAAATATATACTATGTTTCGTTTACTGGTTATTTTACTTTTTGTTCTTCCCTTCGGGTCGATTCAAGCTCAGCAAGTAAAACAAGATGTTGTAATAACGGATTCAGCTTGGGCTGTTTTGTTTGAATGCTCTGCTAGAGATGTATCTTTAGAAGAACTAAATGTGGTCCTAAATTGGATTACAGAATCAGACACCTCTTTCACAACTACGCTTAATGATTGGGAGTCTGTATTTTTTATGAACACTAACAATAAGAACAAAGTTCTTGTTTGTAAAATGCACCCTACAAAAACAATGAAATACAAATTATTAATTTACACTGAAGAATGAGAAATATAAATAAAATCATCCTACACACATCTTACACTCCTGCGGGACGAGAACACGATGTAAACGACATTAGAGCATGGCATAAAGCCAAAGGGTGGAAGGATGTCGGTTACCATTACATCATTAAAATTGACGGAACCATAGAGCAGGGTCGTCCGTTAGATAATATCGGAGCTCATTGTAGAGGAGAGAATCAAGGAAGTATCGGTATCTGTTATATCGGAGGAATGAGTGCTAATGATAGAACGCCAGAAGATACAAGAACTGAAGCACAAAAAACAGCTTTAAGAAATCTTATTCATTCTTTAGACTTAGTGTTCGGTGGATTAACCGTTCACGGTCATAATGAGTTCAGCAACAAACCATGTCCGTGCTTTAATGTATCGGAAGAGTACCTAGCATATAGGTAAACAAAAGAGGGGCTTCGGGCCCCTCTCTCTCTTCAGTCCTATAAGTCGGTAGCGAAACGACTGCACGGCCTGTGCTTTATAATTTACGTCCTCTGTTAGCAGATTTAGTAACTACTCTTAAATTAGCTCTAGAGTTGTTTTTTGGATTACCATCCTTGTGGTCTACGTCTTTGCCGTCTCCTTTTTTAACAAGTCCAATTCTCTCAAGTGTTCTGCGAGCAAAATTCCTTGACGCACGGTTGGAACGCTGTTCGGGTAAGGCGTTATACTTTTTATTGTAAGCATTCTTTTTAGCCTTTGCTTTCGGGTTACCATCATAATATTTTTTAGAACGAGATGCCATTATTATCTAAACTGTTTAGTTATTTTAGCCACAGACTTAGGCTGGGCGACAAACTGTTTTCCTTTTTTATCGCCTTTAGACTTCGCCGCATTTGTAGCTCTTCTTTGCGCAGGAGTCAACGCTTTCCACGCAGCGTCAGGTAAGTATCGTCTTTTGCCTTCAGACTTCTTACCGCTGCTAGTGCGCCACTTCTGTGCTGTCCACTGGCGTAAACTTTGCTGTGATTTTGATAACGCCATTAAGATGTGTATCCGCCTCCTTTTTCTTTGTATTGCTTAGCTAGTAACTGAGCCTTACGCGCGGACCACTGGCCTGCTCTTCCGCCTTTAGTACCTGCTTTAATACGATTAAACAACCGCTTACGCATTTCAAGCTTAGTGTAGTTACCTGCTGAATTAACAGTGCTTTTAGCCTTACCGCCTTCATCGTATTTCGGCTTGTCGTGATTGTATCCGTCTTTTTTCAAACGCAAGTGAGCAGCCATGGTTTTAGCCATGACCGCTTTCTTGCCTTTGTACATAATATGTGGTTTAAATTTTTCAGCCACTATTTATTAATTTATAAAACAGTTTAAAACGTCTTATTATTCTACGTAATATTCACCTCTTGCATTCATCCTAGTATGGCTTTGTTTAGCGGCTGGACCGCGCTTGCTGTCACGAAGAATACGTAGTTGATTTTTTAAAACCTTACCTTTTTCACCTTTTGCTTCCTCAGGGGTTAGTGCTTTCAATGCCTTAAGCACTTCATTAATCTTGGTGTTAGCTTCTTTAGTATTGGTTTTAATATCTTCAACGTCAGCGCCTCTGTTTCTTGTTGCTTCACTCAATACAGGGTCTTTCCGCAGTTCGGGCATTTTATCACCTTCAGCCGTCGTACCTGCTTTTTGAGTTACTTTACTTTTTCTTTTTTTTACTTTTCCTCCTATGTTGTAAGAAGTTTTTTTTATTACTTTCATAATTATTTTTTAATCTTTCGTTATTATTTATTTTTTAATCTTTCGTTCTCTTTTTCTAAGAAGTCAACCTTCACGCGAAGTGCGTGAACCTCTGCTGTTAGTTCTAATACGATGCGTCGTAACTCATCTTTTTCTTCTGCAGACTGCGCTAATAGTTGTTCTAAGTTTCTCACCCTGTGTTTTAAGTCGTCTCTATATTGCACGCCGTCTGAGTTCTCTATGTTGTTTTTTCTTTCCTCTACTTTTGTCCTTAGTCTAGTTTCTAAGAACTTCCATATACCTGCAGACCCAGCGACTGTAACTACAGTGATTACTATTTGCGTTATATTGTCCATAATTAGCTTCTGTGTAACTTTTCTAGTATAAGCCTACGCATACTACCAAAAGACGCTAAAACTAGCACAAACCAGCCGTAATGAGTTGCTGTGGGCATCCCTAAGCACGACAGATATATAATTGATGTTGACGCATACACTCCGAATGTAATCATAGACGCTCTTACGCGACATTTAATATCTTCTCTACTAACGCAATATAACTGAAATATACCACTAGCAATAATGACAACTCTCTCAAAATACAGCCCTCCTAACTCAGCTCCTAATGCGAAGTGAGTTAAAAGAACATTGACCAGCGCTAAAGTGATTTCTGTAGGTTGAGAATCACTGTGGCTCCAAATCTCTAGTAATTTCTTAAGAGTCTGTTTCATTTCCTACCACTTAATTTTGTTGGCAACAGCCTTGCACATATTGATAAATTCATCTTGAGTATACTGCTGTTTACTCATATTAACCATCTTGTGAACCCACTGGAGATTACCTTCAATGTATCCCTTTGATGAATCTATTCTATCTAACGAGGCGGTATTTTTATTTACCTCCATAGCGTCAATATCCCAGCCTGTTAAAGCGCATTTAAAATCTTGCTCAATCAACAAGTCTGCTAAGTATTCAAAAGTAACTTCCCACTCTATAAGCCTAAGTGCAGCGTTGAATTTATATTTTTTAGCAAAAGATAGCCTAAGCACACCTTTAACCCAACCCTTGTGGCAATTCTGCTCAGGATTAGAATTAGAACATTTCTTACAATCTTTGCCTTCTTTGTAAGACATTATAGCGTAGTTACGTCTGAGGTATGATTGCTCACTACCACAATTAGGACAAGGTTTATACCAACGTCCGTCCTCCCCTTTATACACTTCTTTTGGTAGTTCTAAAGCGAGAGCCATAACGGTAGTATTAAAATCCATTTCACCTTTGAGGCCCACCACGCTGCAGACATCTTACCCTTCGCTATATTTCTGCGATGACGAGCTTTAAATGATGCGCGTTTCTTTTTCATCTTATCAGACTCTCCTGCTTTAGGTTTTCCTGCTGTAGAGGCACCCTGCTCTCCAAAGCGAATAGTTTTAACTCTATCCCCTTCTTTAGCTACGACGACATGAGATTTACTAGGGTGACTAGGAGTACGCTTGGGTTTGTTGAACCCGCTGACTCCTATTCTTTTAAGTATCCCGTCTTTTTTTACTGATGCCATATATACCGTGCTGTTGTAGGTGCAAATATACAAAAGAGAAAAAAGGGCTTAACCCCTCTTAACTCTTAAAGTCTGTTCGCTACATTCCCATTATTTCGTTAATAAAATCGTCTTCGTTTTCTTGCTGTAGCTCATCTGCAAGCTCACCTCTTTCACCTTTACGTTGAGAGATTAGTTTAGACTGCTCTACGGCTTGCTTTTTAACGCGGCTGTCTTTGCGGTCCTCTTGCATTTGCTGTACTTCCTTCTTCATGTTTGTAGAGGCTTCAGCAACAGCTTTACTGTTTGCACCTTTTAGCTGTTCTAATTGTAGCTCAAATTGATACTTCAACTGCATAGACTGCATATCTAATTGAGACTTCATCTGCTCTTCTTGCATTTTTAACTGAGAGCGTAACTGCTCTAATTGCGCGTCCGATTGAGCTTTGGCTTGTGTCGCTTGTGCTTGGGCTTGAGCCTGCGCTTGAGAGTTCTGCATTGCTTGGTCTTGTAAACGCTTCATGCGCTTTTGACGACGGACAACAAGAAGTCTTTCTGCTTGGTCGATATCTTTTAGTCTGCGGATAGCAATAGCATCCTCAATGTCTAATTCTTTTTGTGCTAGCGCTTGATTGATGTTCTGTTCTAAATACAACTTATCTTGGTCGCTCATCTCCGTGGTTACAGAAACGCCAAAGTTGTACATAGGTAGTTTCTCAAACTCCTTGATGGTATTCATCGCATCCTTACCTACAGCCTTGACATAAGTCTTAAACAGAATAGAATCCTTAGGAAGCACTTGAAGGCATTTAATTACATCCTCACAGACTTTCTTGTACAATACAAGGGAAGAGTGCGTAATGTCATAGATAGCGTTGTTAGCTGCCGCCATTTGCTGTTCTCGCACGCCTACTAGTGCGTCACTCTTTGGTGAAGAGCCATCCATAACCTCATTGATACCTGTAGCATCACGAATCATACGCAAGTAATGGTTGTACAGCGCAATAAGCTCGTTGATGTTACGAATGGTATTGTTAATCTCTCTGATTGGAGGGTTTTGGAATCCACCCTCTGGGTTCTTAGAGCGGTAGTACATCACACCAGTCTGCTCGTAGATATCGTGCAAGTCTAGCGGAGATAAATCACCACCCGTACCTAGTTGTACATTTTCTAATCCCTCAATGTCAATCATGATTCCGTCTGGCTTCGCCTTAGCAATAGCCTGCTGAATCTTTAAATGCGTAAGCTGTAACTGGTCAGCAAATCCTGTGATTCCACTAACCATAGACTTAGGCATCATACGACGAATGTTCGTACTAACTGCCGAGTAAGACAAGGTAGTTCTACTGATGTCGTGAATGTTGCGTGGCTGGTTGTGCTTCTTGCCGTAGTTTACAAGCATATCACAGCCCTCAATGTAGATACCCCCGTACACACACATAATATCCATGTAGAAAGGCTTACGGTCAAATACAGACTGCGTAGGCATCTTGTACTCTTCACCTTTAAAGTAGAATCCAATGTTGCCGTACTTAGAGTCTTTCTCCTCGTAAATCATTGTATCTAGACCGATAAACTCAAAGTCTAAAACAGAAATGCGGAACTCATCGTATCCGTAGGCTGTTGTTCCAGATGCTTGGTCGTAGTACTTTTGACCTAGTCGGTCTGCACTGTTCCCGTATTTGTTTTGCACTTGGCTTGCAATCTTTTGATACTGCTCCTCGGTTAGGTCCTTAGCCATACGCTTTAAGTCCATAATCGTCATCTGACGAATCTCACCAGCGTAGACAATGTCTTTCATAGACGGGTCTTCTGTGTGAGAGTGAATGAACTGCGCAGGGTCAACATAGCGGGTTACAATACCGTAGTTAGGGTCGTTGTCGCGTTTAACAACAGCCATACCACAAACTACTAAATCCTCTAGCGCACGACGATAAGTAGTATCGTTAAAGTCGTTCCACTCTAAGGTTAGGTGTGTAGCCATCTGCGCTGCAATCTCTGCAGCAATCTTAATATTGGTATCTAAGAATATCTCAGCTTCTTCAACAGTATCTGGTAGTGCGTCTAAGTCTGCACCTACTTCTAATCCAGTCTGTTTTAGTTCTTTTAGAAACTCTTTGTTTTCAATTTGAGATTTTACTTGTGCTTTTTTATCTTCTTTCTCATCGCGTGACACAGGGTCAATAGCTTCTACATTGGGGTAGGGGCGGCGAGACAGAATCTTGTTTACAACAATCTTAACAAACTTTGGAACGATAGGCACTGGGGTCCAGTCTAAGTTCAATAAAGTCCCGTCTCCGTTTGAGGGGTCTAGGCTGTTAAGAATCTGTTTGTATATCTGAGTGTTTTGCGTACCGTTAGCGTAGTCTCTGTTGTTTTCAAACTCCTTGAATCTGCGCTGGTATAATGAGTTGGTGGCTACCGTTCCTCCCCACTGCCCCATAATAGCCTTAGCGTATTTAAGGCCGTATGATTTAGACATCTTCTCAATTGACTGAGCTGTTGGGTCGGGGAAGTTCCCGTATTTTCCTTTATCGTTCATTTCGCACGAATGTATTTATCAAATGCAAATATACAAAAAAGGGGCTACATTGCTATGCCCCTCCGAATGTCAATGAGTTATATCATCTCCTCGGGGAACCAATCAGCCCCAAGCGTTTCTATTAAAGTTAGTTCTGCGGTGTAGCTATCGTGCTTTAGCATTGCGAAGTCTACGCCGTTCGGGTGTTCTATAATAGATGCCCAGTCGGTTGTGTGTACCCCGTCATAGTTTTCACCCCATACCACCTTTTTGTTATAGGCTTCTAAATCTGCTTTGTTCGTGCTTGTGTAGTACATAATTAGTAGATAGTGTAGAAGTCGTTGATGTTTGTTTCTATGCCAGTGCGGTTAGCACTTTCGTCAGATGTATATATCACCATCTCTTGAATAAATCCGCCAAAAGAGCCATAACTTGAACCACTACCAATTTCAGAATTACCAGTACTTGTTAAATCCGCCACACTACTGCTAATGCTTTGGGTTTCTGGGGAGTGAATTTCAAGCCCTAAATAATCTCTGCTTGCGCTAAAAAGTTGTTGGCTATCATAATTTTGTGATGTACTTAAAAATGCATCTCCAGTATCCGTATCTCTCGCTTGAATTTGATATCTTCCATAAGTAGAGCCAACACCAAAATTTGCGTTTGTAACCGCATTTCTTTTTTGTGTTAATCCACCGACTTCTGAAGAACTTGCGTTTGTTGTAACAATAAAACAATAAATGTCATTTGTGCCATAAAAATCATTGGGTAGCGATTGCAATAATTTGTCATCAGAATTATCAAATTCAATTGCGGTCTTGCTATTTTCCAAAATAGTAGAACCACTACTTACAATCTTCGGCTGACTTCCTGCAGTCGTTTGCGTAGCATCATACCCATTCCCCGATTGGTCGTACCAAGTCGTTACAAAGCCGTCGGTACCCGCACAAAAAGATTCTAAAGATGCGGTATTTAATTCACCATTTGCTAAAAAACCAATGGATTGCGTTGTATTGTCGGATGCTCTACGAACTATAATGGCATCACCCGTGTATAAGTTTCTCAACTTCCGCAATGAATACGCCGCCGCTGCATTTGGGTAGTCATCTAACAAACCAACAAACGCTGCTGGTCCAATCTGCGTAGTAGACGCACTATTCGCAGTTGCCGTACCTAAAATGTTTTCTTCGGTCTGCGCTACCCTTATGTACTTATCCTCATCATTAAAGGCAAGCAAGTAAGTTGTACCCGTTGCACCGCTGATATCTGCCCAGCCCGTTGTGCCGTTATCGCTACGCTGCCATTGGAATACTCTCGTAGGCGTTGGTTCTCCCGATACATTTCCAGCGGTTGCCGTTAGTGTTTCCCCTACATTCAATGTTCCGCTAATGGTTGGTAGTGTTGTAATGCTTGGAGCGAATGAACTTGGCGGTATCGCTGCCAATGTTCCTGTGTTACCGACTACAATTCTATAGGCTGTGTTGTTCTCTGAGCGTAGGATGATTCCCTTGCTAGGGTCCTTCACCTCAATGTCACCCTCTGTGTTGATTCTAAATCTTTCTATAGGCGCACCCGTACCATCATTCAAGTAGAACACTAGGTCCGCTTTGGTTGAGCCAAGCGTCCCCGTGTACTCGGGTCTGATGTCCACCATATTGATAAGATACTCTCCCGATACAATAAGCTCTAACTCTAAGGCAACACATTCCTCAGAACCCTCAACTGTTCCCCCGTCCGCTACAACACGCTCAGAGAAGTCTGCATAAATAGCCCGTGCTAGGTCTAATGCTAGTGGGTCCTCA